AGCTAAGACAATAAACGGGCTTTGTGTGTTGGCGGTTCCCTTGAATGGAGTAAGAACAGACTTCCAGATTGGCTGCCCGTTTACACGGTAGACAAAACGGAAGGTATTTTCCCCATAAAGGAATTTGACGTGAATTGATTGGTCGCCCTTGATAGCGCCTTTGTCTATCAGTAGGTATTGACTCATATCGGCAAGGATAATGTCTCCGACATCCCCTAGTGTTGCAGCTTGTTCAATTGGGATAATTGGTCGTCCGAATAAAGTGCTATAAGGCTGCCCCGAAATCCCGCCAGCGGGCATAAAAACAGGTACGCCGCCGGTACCGACTGACATAGCCATTCCAAAAAGTTGAGGCTCAACGTCTTGATTAATATACCAAGCTGCATTTGCCCGAGATCTAGCATACAGTCTAGTCCACATTTTTACGATGTTCTCAAAAAGTACAGTGTCGGCAGCCTGTCCGGTTTCTTTGGCAACAGATACTAAGCAGGCAGCATTCTGGATGCCAAGTAATTGCCCTGCGCCGGTGCCATTGACAATGCCATCATCAATTTTAAAACCAAATTCCTCAGCAAAGCCCTGAGAGATAATGGCCTCTAAGGCAGAGGAATCTTCCAGAAGTTCATCTGTGGCGTAACAAATACCCATGAGCTTTTCTAGTTGCATTTCAATTCGTGCAAACTTTGGCTTGCTTGCGGTTACTGTGTCGGCCTCGTCTGCCCAGTAAGCACGAATTCCACCCCAACGGGACCCATTGGCCCGCGCAGTTTCATCAACAGTATTTATCTTAATACCGTTTGAACCTGCACCAATCGGGACCTTGCGACATTTAGAGGCCAAAACGCCAGTTTCATAAGTGCGTTTGAGTAGTTCGGATACAAAACCCTGGTCGACAAGGAATCCACCGTCTGCCGGTACTCCTTCACTTGCGCCAGTTGCAGCATTTTTAAATAAGCGCGGGTCAATGCTGCCGCCGGGCATTCCGGCTTGCACTACCGCCTTTAATTGATCTCCAAAATTCTCCCAAGATTTATCCATAACGGCAGGCTTGGTGTAAATCGGGCCATTTACTGGAGTTTTTTTCTTCGCTTCATCCTCAAGGCGCTGCGCTTCGATTGCGTCAAGCTCTTTTTGGGCTTCAATTTTGGCCTTGATAGCCTTGATTTCGCCCATTTTTGCGGTGATTTCTTCCGCTTTTGCTTCGGGATTATCCTGGATCACTTGGGCTTCCATCGTGAGTTGGGTAAGTTGGGCTAATAATTTATTCAATTTAGTCACTCCTTTTCTTTTGCATAAAAATAGCCCTAGAGTATTAATTCCAAGGCCAACTTCGCTTTTAGTGCGGTTGTGTCGGGTTCCGGTTCTGCTCTCGTCCTCTTTCGTGAGAACTCGGCCACCTTCCGCATGGTTTCGGATGCGCTGTTTATAATCGCATGACGGTTAAAATCAAGCACCGGATCTGCGGCCGGGCTGTCAGAATAAAGCATCCCATCGGCAAAGCCCTCTTTAACTGCCGTCTTTGCAGACATCCATGTCTCGTCGTCCATCATGGCCGCTATTTTGCCGCGTGACTTGTTTGTTTTTAGCTGGTAGGCATTTATAAGGGTATCCTTTACTGCGTCCAACACATCGGCAGTATGGCGCATTTCGCGCGCATCACCGGCGGCATATGTGAGCGGATTATGGATCATCATAATTGCCACGGGGGACATGTGGATTTCACCGCCTGCCATTGCGATAACTGACGCGGCGCTCATGGCCTTGCCGTCAACTTTGACTGTGACCTTGCCCCTATGCTCCATTAGGGCATTATAAATTCCAGCGGCTGCAAACACATCCCCGCCGTAGCTGTCAATCCAAACTGTTATATCTTGACCGGCATAGTTGGCCAGTTCAGTTTTAAAGGCGTTCGGCGCAGTGGCAGCCATATCAAACCATTCATACAACCACGCATCATCGTCGCTCACTATATCGCCCTCGATGCGAAGTTCTACGCTTTCGGGTTCGGTTTCTGCGGCGGCGTTTTTGATAAAGTTCCAAAATTTCAATGTCGTTACCTCCTTTCTGAAACCATTTTGTAGATTTCTTCAGCCATCGCTTTAGTGGTTGATCCACTTGTGGGTTCTATCGGTTTCCCCGCTTCGTGCATGTTCAAGGGTTCTAAGTAAATGTCACCCGCTGGTCCTATGCTGTTCATGTTTTCAAGGCGGCGAATGTCATTGACCGACAACCATCCCCATTGCCGTCCTGTGGCGTATGCCGTTGCCCTGCTTTGTGCATCGCCTCTGAGTAATGCGTCCATTTTAAACTCGATGTAATACCCTTGCAGTCGTTGTTGGGCTGTCAAGAGCTGGGCGTTTATTGCTTCTTCCCACCTCTTAAACCACGGGAGCATGGTGTACATGATGAACTCAAGCGATTGGTGTTCTATGTTGTTATTCGTAGAGCGACTAAGATCCTGAACTAAATGAAGCGGCACCCGATAGATCCTGCATATGTCCTCAGTCTGAAAACGCCTGGATTCGAGCAGTTGTGCGTCAACCGGCTTAATGGTTAGTTGCTGGAAGCTCCCGCCCTCTTCAAGTAGGATGGGTTTTCCGGTGTTAGCTAGTCCGGTATATGCCTTGCTTAAATCCTCTTTGAGTCTCTGGAATGCCGGGTCACTCAATGCTGCCGGAAAAGAAAAAACGCCGCTTGCATGGGCGCCGTTTTGGTAAAACTTATTGCCGAATTGTTCATGGTTCATGCCCAACCGGATTGAGTTGGCTGCGTATTCTATCGGGCTTAGGCCGATTATGCCATCAAGCGACAGCCCTGGAATGTGAAACACTTGCTCGCGGGTAAGTATCCTCTCGGTGGTATCACCTCTGATTTTATAAATCAGCTTTCCGGTTTCTTTGTCGCGTTCGATTTTAACCATTGACCAGGGGTATGGATAAAGCCCAACTAGATTACCATTTGAATTAAATTGCTTTTCACAAACTGCATTCCCGCCGGTGTTAAGTGCAACCATGCAAGCTTCCTTAAAGGAATACGGCGACATTTCTTCGTTTGGTCTGTTGTGGAGGATGTCATAAACCATAAGATCGGTCATGGCTTCCCTGTCGCCGCCAGCTTTCTTTCGGTAAAGCATGGTGGGCATACTTGCAAGGGTTTCAGATAGGACCCTTATGCAACCAAATACAGCACTGTATTTCATTGCCGTTTGGTCATTGATTGGGATTTGTCCATTTATCACGGGCGCATCATCGCCACGGAGAAAAGAACGAATCATATCATCCCAGGTGCTGCCTAGTATCTTTTTGGCGAACCAGTTTTGTATTTTGTTCAACGTCTCACCTCCCTTACAAGCTTAACATCCCGCGAGTCTCATACACATTGGGCTTTTCTTGCCGAATCGCAATAGCCATCGCGTTAATCCATGCCACAGTTAGGTCAATGCGGTCCTTAGATTTGTTTTTCATCGGCTTAATATTCTCATTTCCATCAACTGCTGTGACGACATTGCCGAAACACCACCTGGCCAGCGGGTTTTCCTCATGGGTGAGCTGGTCAGAGCGTAATAAGCGCTCTATTTCCTTCATCGCTGGGCTCATGTTGGCCATGTTCTGGGCTACTTCAAGGAATTGCACCCCTTCTTTGTCCAGTCTTTGAGTCAGCATCCGCGAGTTCCAAGGGTCTGTGCCGCCAGTCAGGAATTTATATTGCTTGCTCAGTGTCACTATCCGCGCCTCAACAAAGTCATAATCTACGACATCGCCTGGCGTTGCGTGGAGGAATCCTTGTTTAACCCAATGATCATACGGTACATTGTCACGGGCTATGCGTTCTTTCATGTTGTCCTCTGGAATCCAGCCTTCGATTAGGACCCGCCAATCCTCAATCCCCTCTTGCGGGGGGAATACCAAGGCGAGGCCTGTGAGGTCAATCGTGCTGGATAGGTCTAGCCCCGGATAACATTTCTTCCCGACAAGATCAGCTTTAGACCATTTACCGGTTGTCGAATCCCAAAGGGTAAGCGGCAGCCATCCGATCCGTTTCAGTGAGATCCATTGATTAAGTCTCAGCCAACGGAAAAGCCGCTCGGAGCTTTCACTGTTCCTCGCGGCTATGGCTTCACGCCTTACGTTGTCTATATCTATTGTTACCCCAAGTGACGGGTTAACCTGATACCATAATGCTTCATCGTAAATATCGGCGTTTTCAGAAGCGGAATATATTTTTGCGTACCATGACGGGTCAATAATTTCGCCGTCGATAATCTTTTGTGCTTGTTCATGTATCTCCCAGCCTATAGACTTACGATCTGGATCGTCACCGGCTGTTGTTATTACCCAAATTAACTGCTCTTTTCTGGCTGCGCCGGATCCGAATGTCATTGTGTCCCAAAAGTCTCGTTTCTGTTGTGCGTGGAGCTCGTCAAAAATAACGACTGTCGGATTAAGTCCGTGCTTGGAATACGCTTCAGCAGACAAGACTTTCATCTTTGTGCCGGTAAGCGTGTTTAAAATTTCTTTCCTGCTGTCGGTAACTTTGAGGATCTCTTTTAAATCTTCGCATTGGTCAATCGTTGCAACTGCAGCCTTATAAACTAATTCAGCCTGTCCACGTTCAGCAGCGCAGCAATATATTTGTCCGTCCGGGCCGTCACAAACCAAATGATAAAGACCAAGCTTTGCAATTAACTCGGTCTTGCCGTTTTTCTTTGGTATTTCAAGATAAGCATATCTGTATTGTCGGTATCCCTGTTCGGTTACTGTTCCGTAGACATCCCAAAGGACTTCATGCTGCCAATCAAGCAAAACAAAAGGTTGGCCGTAAAAATCGCCTGTAAGACTAAGCATCTGGACGAATTCAATCGCTTCGAGTGCGCGTTCCTTATCATGGGGCATTTTGTTTTCTCTCCAAGAAGGCCGCCATGCCGCTCTTTTGTTTGGGCTGTTCTTTCTTTGGTATGGACCTGAGCGCCGATTGAATCGTCATGATGTTTTCTTTCTCAATGTCGAGCATCATCTTTCGCTTTTCCATAATCCTTTTGTCCAGCGCCATGAACCTGCCGTGGATTTTCTCTTTTTTGTCGAGGTAGTCAATGAACTCGATCTCTTTGTTTTGGCGGGCCTCGATTAGTTCTTTGAGTTCGTCGTTGCAGTTCAGTTTTAGTATCTCAAACGATTTGCACTCGCTGTGTAAAAGGCAATAGCGATTTATTACGCCTTCGTGGAGGCCGTCATCCTTGTCGATTTTCTTAAGCACTTTCTTAAGTCTGAGAAATTCTTTATGAGCAATTTCGTCAGCCTTAACGTCTGGCCACTCTTTCAACGAAAAACCGGTTATTAAATTACTCTCGGCCTTTTCTCGTACTTCCTTCTCTGCTTTTGTTCGATGGCCCTTTATCAAGGCCAACGGTTTTGTTGGTCTGCCACCTGGCATCGGGACCACCTCCTAAATCGTATGGTTTTGGGAAAAAAATTTGTGCTAATGAGATCGGAAGA